TACTCATCGTTTTCATCTTCTATGTCGTGGTCTCCACCCCATATTAATTGTGTTCCACAGTGCCAACAATCCATATCAACCCTCACAAGCTATACATTCCACTTCATCAAGTTTAATACGTGGAACTTTTATATTAACATTTTCTGCATTACGAGCAGCATTAGACCTAAAGTAATATAAAGACTTTAGTTTGTTTGCACCATACCAATGAACATCATTGACATACTGCATATACTCATCATGAACTTCTTGTGACTCTGTAGCCTTTGGAAGTGTAAAAAATAAATTAACAGACTGTGACTGGCATATAAACTCTTGACGTTTATAAGCATGTTCAACAATCCATATCTGATTTATCTCATTAGCAGTTTTAAATACTTCTTTTTCTTCATCAGTAAGAATATCCAAGTGTTGAACAGAACCATCCATACCTGCAATGTCTTTCCAAAGCTTGGTAAGCTCATCACCTTTCAAACCTTTTTTCTTTAAAAGTTTTTCTAAGTGTTTGTTTTTGACTTGGTACGTGCCTGAAAGAGTTTTGTGCGTATAAACATTAGCCCTGTATGGCTCAATCGAAGGAGACGTACCACTACAAATGATACTGCTAGAAGCGTTAGGAGCAACAGCCAAAAGGTGAGCATTCCTAAGACCACCACCACTAATATCAGGAGCCTCACCACGTTCTTCAGCGAGTCTACGAGAAGCTTCCAAGGCTTTGTCTTTAATGTATTGAAAAGTTTGGTAATTGAAGCCTGTAGCGTAGATACTTTCAAAAGGTATGTTATTCTTTTGAAGATACGAATGGAATCCCATCGCACCAAGACCGACTGACCTTTCTCTGTAAGCAGAGTAAGCAGCTTTCTTAAAGCCTTCCTTACCTTCTCTGATATGTTTTGTAAATCTTTTGAAGTTTGCATTATATTCTCCTAACTGTGTTGTATCAATTGCATTATCTATAAAGTGTTGGAGTACATTATCCAACATGGTTATTAAATCATCTATAAACTGTTCGTTCTTGGACCACTTATCAAAGTGTTCTAAGTTTACACTTGACAAACAACACACTGCGGTTCGTTCTTCATTAGTTGGTAGTGTAATCTCAGAACATAAATTACTTTGTTTAATTTCTAATCCTAAATCTTTTTGTTTCTGTGGTAAAGCTTCATTACATTTATCAATATTAACAATGTAAGGCTCACCTGTCTCTGCTCTTGCTTGAATAAGTTGAAACCATAAGTCACGAGCATTAACAACTTTAATAGCTTCTTTAGATTTTGGGTCAACTAATCTGTAGTCTGCATCCTCTTGTACAGCTTTTAAAAATTCATTGTTAATGTTTACAGCATTGTGTAGGTTAAGACACTTACGATTGATATCACCACCTGATTCTTTACGCATGTTAATGAACTCTTCAATCTCAGGATGGCTGATATCCATGTAAGCTGCATAAGAACCACGTCTTGTTACACCCTGATTGAAGGCTAACATCTGAGAATCTACGACATGCATGAAAGGAATGGAACCAGTAGACTTACTACCGTGAGTAGTAGAAACACCGTTACTACGAACATTTCCCCAGTATCCACCGATACCTCCACCTGAAGATGCCAACCAAATGTTTTCGTCATAATGAGCAGAAAGCCCAGTCCTGCTGTCAGGAACATAATTGAGGAAGCAGCTAATAGGAAGCCCACGACTGGTTCCCCCGTTACTAAGTATAGGGGTGCTAAACATAAACCAACAATTGGAGCTGTATTCATAAAGTCTTTGAGCCAATTCATAATCAGTAATGTTTTTGTAGGTTGCTCCGAAGACGGATGCTCTTGCGAATGCTTCTTGGGCATATGTTTCATTCTCCCATAAGTATCTATCCTTGAGTGTATCAAGACTGAACTTATCTAAATTTTTTTCGTTATTATAATTAATTTTTATTCCTAAGTATTCTTTCGGTCCAACTTTATCTTCAACCATTATTATTCTCCATGTCATGTACGTACAACATTATTATAGCATAATGTAAAATTTTCATTAAGTCTTTTCTATTTTTACCATCTTTATTACCATAACGTTTTGCATATTTCATAATGTTGCCAATACAAAATCCTTCACCATGACCTGAATCAATAATGATATCTGTTGCCTGATACTTATCTGAAGCATAATGTTCACCATAAGTATTATTAATATAATTTTTTAATTCTAAAAGTAAATCTTGTTCATTAAATTTATAATCCATCATGTCTCCACTCTTCAGGTAATGTTTCTTCACTGAACCATCTAAACCCATTTGTTTCTGCCCATTCAGCATGGGTCCGTTTTGTTCCGTCCTTTCTTACTTTGGCTCCCGGCATTGCTGAGTAAGGTTTTTGAAATAAAAAAACTAACTCTTGGTCATCGCTTAGTACTTTTCTAATGTGAAGATATTTACTGTATTCTAAGTAATCCCAAAACCTACCCTTGGCTTCTAATAGAATTGTTTTATTGTCAATGACTTTTACAAAATCGGGTTCATACTTGTGCTCAACAACATATTGAATAACATCGTAATGATGTTTCCAGTCTTGTAATATAGTCTGATGCATATCAAACTCCCAAGCACTATCATATCCTTTAGGTACATTAATTTTTTTTGGTCTAGGTTTTCTAGGTATTCTTTTAGGCATCTTTTTTAAATCCTAAATCTTCAATAGTTATATCATTTAACTTATCAATACCAACTCGTTTTAATTTTTTTATTATCCACTTAAAACTCCATGTACTTAAATGCATTTGTCTATTTGCATATACATGAGTATCAGGCGGAACAAATTTTAAAATATTTTTTGATGTGACATTTGCTTTTTTAAACTCATCTTCAGGTACATAATTTTGTAACCAGTCACACATTAAATCTTTTGTTTTATTTCTTATTTTTTTAGATTGTCTACCGTTCAATTTTTATCTCCTCTACTTTTGGTTCTGATTTTATATCCGTAAGATAGGTTAATCCTTTTGCATATTTAAAAACACGCAAACCTAAACCATCATTAGAATCTTTGTGACATTCAAATTTATGAGGACAATAGGTACATCCTCTAGCTAGTTTATAGTTACCTGATTTTCCTTCGGGTACAGGTTGATAACAAAAAGCAGGTGGTTTTTTCTTTTTAACTGTAGCTTTAATTTTTTTAATCGAACTAATAATGTTTGGTTTATCAAAATCATTTGGTTTGTATAAAGTTATTTCTCCAGTTTCTTTATTAAGAACTAGAAAGCCCCCTCTATTCGTACCTTCGGCATGTTCATATCCTGTAAGCTGTGAAATATAACCAAAGGGGTCATCGTTTTGTAGTGTTCCATCTTTAAATTTTTTAAAGGCAAAACCAGATGCTGTTTTTACATCAACAACTTCTCCATCAATAATACAATCCATGTGTCCTTTAATGCCTTCTACTTCAATTGTTTTTTGTTGGTCCGTTACTTGATGCCCTGCAAGTTTAACAAAAAATAATAAAACTTCTTCTAATAAATGCCCATATAAAAATTTAATTAAGACATATGGTTCTAACTTTTGAGGTTCTTTTTCTGAATTCAAATCAAACCAAAGTTGACGAGGGGGTTTACCTATATTTGACATACGAAGTTTATTTTCACTTCTTGGTTCTGGTAAAGCCCAATGTCTAAAAGCTTCTTTCATAGAATTACCAAAGTTTTCAATATCTTCTTCAGTAATATTTATTTTTTTATTTTCTGTTAAGGGGTCTATAACTTGATAGATATCTTTAACAAGGGTATCAATTGTTTTATTCATCGTCTAGCTCCTTAAAAGCTTTTATCACATCACTAGAAAATAATTTCTGTAAGTTAACTAAATACATTTTACTAGCATTATTATCTCCACCAGAAACACTTCTAAAATAATCTAGTTTATCGACTATTTTTTTTATTACTTCTGTTTTAAAAACCAAAGTACAGTATTCATTTTCACCGATACATAAATTATGAAACCAGTAATCAGACTCAGTAGCTCTGATGCCCGATGGTTTACCCCATGATTCATATTCAATACATATGTTTCCTGTTTTTTGCCACAAATCCCTTTCTGATTTTACTTCTATTTTTGATTTAGAAAATATGTCTGCAACTTTATCTTCTCTAATTTGACCATACTCTAAATCTAAATCAAATTTCTTTCTATTTTCTTTAGTGGGTTTCACTCCAATTGTCTCCTATCTTATATTCCCCATCCATAGGACAGCGAAGATTGAAATATTCTCCTGCTTCTCTGATAGACTCTACGGCTAACTGCCCAACTTTATTAGCCCTACATTCTGAAACTTCTATCTGCCATTCATCGTGTATATTAGCTACAAACTTATGTGGGGTTCCACTAAGTTGTAATCTGTTATTTAGTATGGTCAAGGCTTTTTTCATAAGAATTGCACCTGCTCCTTGAAGCAAGGTGTTTAAAGAAGCATGTTCACTTCTTACAAATAACTTTCTTCCATCTAAACCTTTTAAGTATCCTTTCCTTGCAGCTCTCTGCACTTGTTGATTAAGAGTTGCAAATGCTGGGTTACTACCAAAAAAGCGTTCTCTAAGTTGACCGCCTCGTTTTGCATTTCCACCAACAATCGTTCCAATCTTTTGATTTCCTGCTCCGTAGCAGAGTGCATATATGAATACCTTTGCCTCATCTCTTGATTTAAGTCCAGCAAGTTTTTGGTTGTAGCTGTGAATATCTCCTTTTGTAATTTCATAAATATAATCCTTATCTTGCATGTAGTGAGCTAGTAATCTTAATTCTAATTGACTTGCATCAACCCCTACTAATTTATTTCCTTTTTCCACAATCCAAAAGCTTCTACATTCTTTACCATACTCAGAGTGGATGCTAGGAACTTGTGCCATGTTTGGATTTCTATGAGTCATACGTCCCGTAATTGTTCCGTTTGGAATTACAAAACCATGAACTCGTCTATCTTTCTTTACAGAATCTATCCAACTATCTATCTGTGCAATACGTTTTTGTATTAATAAATATTCACATATAAGAATGGCTTCAGGAATGTTTTTTATTTTAGACAATGTTCCTTCATCAACAATTGGTTGTCCAGTGGGTGTAAATTTCTCAGGCTTCCAACCAAAGTCTATGAGGTATTCTCCAATCTGTTTACGAGAACCAAGATTAAACTCTTGTAAAGTTTGTCTCATAAATGGTTTGTAGTTTTTTGTAGATAAACAGGTTTTATATTCTTCATCAGTCAAGCCACGTTTAGATAGCTCTCCATCTTTTTTAACATATGGAGTTACAGTTTTGACATCCGCCCATTTTGGTTTGAATACCTTATGAACTTCATCTTCTATTTCAGATAGTTTTTGCCTGAGTTCAGCTACAAAAATACTAGCTTCTTTCTTATTAAAAAGAAAACCATTTTCTTCTTGTTGTTTCATTATTTTAAATACATCATGTTCAAGTTCAGAACAATCTTCGGAAAAATCCTTTCCTTCTTTTTGAAGTGCTTCATAAACAAGTGTATTTAATTTAACATCATTTACACAATACTCTAACATCTCTGAACTATATGTTTCAAACTCTTTAAAATCTAACTTAGGATAGTTTAATTTGAATCCCCACGTATCTAAACTGTGTCCTCCATCTCTAACAGGATTGTACAGTCGTGAAAGAACCAAAGTATCTATTAATTTTTTTGATAATAAATCAATGTCATATAATTTTTTAATGACTGGAATATCAAAGCCAATAATATTATGCCCTATAATAAGGTTTGCTTCTTGTAAGAAAGCTAAACCCGTTTCAATTTTATCGGGACCAAATCTATAGACCTTTCTTGTATCAATGTCTTGACAAACAATACACCATATTAATGTTGCGTCTAAATCATCTGTTTCAATATCAAATACAATGTTCATTTAAAAATCTAGTTCAGCCGTTGTTTCTTCATCAGGAATATATTCATTAAGTCTACCTGTTTCTCTGTCATAAAGCAAACTGGTAGCATAACCAACATCTCCAGTGTATCTAGATTTTAAAACTCGAATTCTTGTTGTATTAGATTCTTCATCACTATCTGCTTGTTGATTTCTTTCTAGTGCAATAACACAATCAGATAACTGGGCTATACTTTGTGAACCTCTAAGGTGAGATAAGGAAACTTCAATTCCATTTTCATGTCCTTTGTTACCATCAATTCTTCTTAGATGAGATACAAGTATCATACCGACACCAGTTTCTTCTACAATACTTCTTAGCCTTGCCATAATAGTATCAATAGCTCTGCGTTCATCTCCCTCTGCAGTAGCAACTACAAGCATATGTAAATGGTCAAGGACAACCCATTTACAATCACATCCAATAATCATAAAGCGTATCTTGGAAAATATTTCATCAATATCATTGGTACCAAAATGAGCATGAACCCAAACTCTATTTTTATTCTCACCATCATAAAGAATATCAAAGAACTTATCTAAATCCTCAGGACTATACTGCTCTCTGATGTGGTCAATATACAAACGATTGTTTGCTTCAATTGAAAGGATACCATCAATGGTTCTTCTCCAGTCTTCCTCTAAAGCAATAACACCTACATTATCTTTAGTATTTTTAATAAGCCAATGTTCTATTTCACGTGTTACTGAAGACTTACCAAGCCCTGTCCCACCTGTTAAAGTGACTAATTCACCTCCTCTCATACCTACTAATTTAGTGTTAAGACCTTCCCATGGATAAGGGATACTATTTTTCTTTTCTCTTTTATGAAAGTCTTCTCGTTTATCAGAGACATTTATAACACCTGATGGTGTGTAAATTTTTGAATCCCAAAAAGATTTTACAAACAAAGCATGTATCTTTTCTTTCAACATTTCATTAGCATCTTTGTAACCATTTGGAAGTGTCATAATTCTAGCTTTCCTAGGGGTAAATAATTGTGCTACTTTATGTGATGCTTCTTTACCCGCTTTGTCATTATCAAAACAAATAACAATGTTTTCATAGCTTTCTAAAAATTCAAGGCTGTCTTTGACATCACGTACTGCTCCTTGACAGCCTCGTTTAATTGAAACGACATCATATTTAGAACCAAATAATTCATAGGCTGCTAGGCAATCACACTCACCTTCGACCAATGTTATATATTTGCCCCCTTTAAATAATTGCTCACCAAACAAACCAGTACCATCGTAGGTACCGTGAAAACTAAAGTTTTTATCTTTTACATATCTAACTTTATGTGCTGTCTGTTCATGATTATTAAAAAATGGATAGACGTGTTGTACTACCTCTTGATTTTGATTATAGACAACCTTGACTCCATATTTTTGAGCAGTCTCTCTTGATATTTTTCTATCTGTTAAGGGACCAAACACTGCACCGTGCTGATTATCATAACTATTATTGTTGGTTGGGATTGTATTTAGTGGTTCCATAATTGTTTCCTCCTTTGTACTTTTTAAAAATTGACCACAACTAAAGCACTTTGCAGTGCCGTTTTCATTGATGCATAAAGCATCACTACTACCACATTCAGGACATGGTTGATGTAATTTTACGAATGACATAAGCCTCCTTGCTTAAGAGCGGGTCACTCAGAAATGTCAGAGCAAGGAGGTTAAAAAGACGACACCCCCAAGCAACCCTATATTATACTACTGTTCCTTGCTTACCTCAGTAGTGTTTTGATTTTCTTCAACGATAGCTTCTTCACAGCCACTTAAAAGATGTTCAAGATTAGCTCTGTGTGTTCGTGAGGCAAAATCAAGAGCCTCAATAACAACCTGTAAAGTACCTACTTTTTGTACAATTACAGTAGCTTCTTGTTTTTTATGCTCCTCGCTTACATTATTAATATCATAATTAGTAACTACTTCGTTTTCGCCTTCACCTGTTTTGATTGTAACTATCATAAGTGTTCCTTAAAAATCTAATGCTTCTTCAATTGTAGAAGAACTGTCTTGTTTTTCAACAAGATTTTGTATTCTTACACCATCAAGAATATAATTATGGAATGTACCATAAGAGTTTGTAGTTGACCAATAGTGATACATAACTTTTGCTTCGGTATTATTACCTATGACTATATCTCTACCTGATTCATCTTGGAATAAAAACGGATTACCATCAGCATCTTTAACTTTGACTGGTTTGTTGGCTCCTCCATTCTTTAATGTGGTGTAGCGTTTTAAATAGATTGCTTCTGGTATATCATCCCACATTTTCGTTTTGATACCAATTTTTTTAGCGGTTTCAAGTTCTTTTGGGTCATCAGGAATTAAATATGTTTCCCAAGTACCTTCAGCTTTATACTTAAAGTTTGGTATGTTAATAGCTGGGAAAATAAGTTTCCCCGACATGACGTAGTATTGTATTTTTCCGTCTGCTGTTTTCATTACTCTTTCTGTCATAGTTCCTCCGAATTATTTGAGTAGGTTTATTTTAATTAATTATTCTAAAATGTCAAGTACAATTTCTCTCATTGTAATAACACTGGTATCAAAAAGTTCAACAATAAATTTATCGCCCTCTTTGGTCACTTGGTAAGATATTTTATTTTCATAAAAATCTTTGTATTTATTAGTGACATAATCTTCAAACTTTGAAAATTTTTCTTCATCAAATATTGCTGTTGTTTCCTCGTCTAACATACGCTGATATAAATAATTCATTTAACAAGTCTCCTGTATTGTCCACCAATGAGGCTTATCACGACCTCGTTCCCACTTGGCATAGTGTTTTTCATTAATACAATAATTACGATAAGCAACAATAGGATTCTCATTTTTATATTCCTCGGGCATAGCTTGTGCAACGGGTGTCAATCCTTTATCTTCAATGTTATCAGGATGAAAGTACAATGCATCTTTTAACTTTGTAATACTTGCATGTTCTCTACCATATCTGTGTTTGTATTCATCACCTAATGCTATGAAGTGTTTGTATAACCATCTATAATTATCAAAAGATTCTCTTGCCCAAATAGTACAAGGATGATTCCAGTATGCACGTTTGTAAAGTCCATTAGCATCTGCGTACTCATCACCATCTAGTTCTCGGTGTGCTGTGCATAACATCTGTGCTGTTTCAAGTGGCATCTTCACTAACATCTTATCAGGCTGTGCTTCTGCTGATATGATAGGACATTCATCAAAATAAAATATGTTCACTTACCACCTTCAATTTCAAACGCTTCGTTAAGATGATACAGTAAGTCTGCTATGGCATGTACATCTTGGATATCAATACCACCATACTCAAACAAACTAGTAACACCACTTTTAGATTTACGATAGTTCTTTTTAATCCATTTCAAATGTCTTTCTGAAATTTTAATTGTTATTTTTTTCTCGTTCATTTACCTTGCCCTTTATATTTTTTGAAGTTGCTTTTTTTGTTTTTGTTCATGGTAGAGAAAGCAACATTACCTCTACCTTGACTTGTCTTTTTACCTCTGCCTGTTGTTGCAGCTACATGACCTTGTACTGTTTTAATTTTCGCCATGGTGTTCTTCTATATTGTTTTTGCGTTTATCATTAAACTCGATAACTCTTTTGCCTGAAGCATAATCAGTTGTACTTTCTGTCCACCGACCCTCTTTAATTCTAATATCAATAGACTTTATTTTATTATCTTCTGCTTCTTTTTTCAATACTTCTCTTTGCTTTTCAACAGCTTCACTGTACTCAGTCATTTTGTTTTTCTCTTTCTTTTTTAAGTTCCATTAACTCATCCCATTTATAAAACTGCTTAGTCTCTGCATCCCAAAAGTTACCACGGTGTGCTTGTTGTGGTACATAAGGTTCTATTTTATTCTTTTTTAAGAGATAAACATATGTTCCTGTCATAAATATAAGGAAAATAATTCCGCTTATTGGTAATAAAAGTTCTATCATATTTTCTTTGTGTATTTTGTACTACTAATTATTTCTTTAAACTCGACCCCTATTACTTTGTGTAGCTTACCCTCTAACAAAAAGGCTTGTCTTTCAAACTCTTCTTGTTCTTTTCTTGTCATGTTGTTCCAATCAGATATAACATCTTCAGGGTTTTTAACAATTTTATTTACCCAATCTATTATGACATCGGACAACTCGTGCTTTACTTTTGTTTTAGCTGTTACTTTTTTACCGTAATAAGTTATCATTGTTTAAATATTATATTATTTATCATGCTTATCAACTAAATTATATATAAGCTTATGTGTTTTTTCAATATCATCTTTAAAAAACTCATCCCATTTATCACCACCATCAATAAGAAGCGTTACAGCTCGTGCTATTAAAAACTCTACATGATTATAAATATCTTGTTCACTGGTTTCTTCAGGACTATCTCCTTCCATAACATCATCATAAACAAGGTCAACAAAAACTCTTTGTTTGCGTTGAGTTAGTTTACTAAGAATTGGAAAGTCTCTTGAACATACTTCATCTACTATTTCATACAGTGTTGGCATAATATTACTACTCATCATAAAACTCAGAAAAAGATTCAGACATTACATATCCTTCTTTCTCTGCTATCTTTTCTAACAAAGGATAACAAACATCAAAGTATTTCTCTTCTGTAAAGGTTGCTACCTCATAAGCGGATGAATGATTTGGTGTTTCAAAATAAACTCTTATTACTGGTACTGGATTACTCATCTTCGGTTTCCTCATAATCCACAGTCAGAAGTTCACTATTCTCAACCTCGCACTCTACACTTGCATAATTACCATTATCAACAAACCATTCTTTGGCTTGTTCAATAGTTCCACCATACTCATAAGTGTATTTAACTGTTTCAAGTCTTGTTTCAGTAATTAATATTGTCATTATTCCTCCTTGTCTTAAATTGGGTGGTAGTTTTTTATGTAGGACTACCAACCTACACCTAATCATATTTTATACTCATACTCTAGGTACTGATGAGTTTTTGTAGTTAGTGCATGGTGGTATAGTTCTCATTTACTTTTATCCTTAACACGCACTTCAGACATATAAGACCAGTGGGATTTTACAAAGGCTCACTTTCTAACTACAACTACCAATATAAAATAAATTAATAAATCATGTCAAGAAATATTTTAATTATTTTTTTATTGATTTTTATTAACAGTCCTGTATACTCCTATATAGGTTTTATTTAGTATAAGATTTAGTAGAAATAGTTTCAATATAGTAGCTTAAAAAGTACCTATATAGGAACACCACGGAACACCGCCTACCGCTCACTCACATTGCTCACATTGAACGCTTTACCGCCCACTGGATATCAGGTATTCAGGCATAAAAAAAGACCTTACAAGCTACCATATAAAATAGCCTGTAAAGTCCCTATTTAGCGGAGGTACTGCTAAAATTTAATGATACCCATAAGAAATATTTTTAATGTTAGAGTCCCAACAAGCACGACAATCTAAACATTTATTTTCCTGATACTTGGCTATACATTCAAACCCAATTGCATTTTGATATTTATGCACGGTGCTAGTATGAGTCCAACTTTTAGGCGGTGCATCGTCAACCATTCCCGCACTTAAACGGATGATTAAATTACTTGGGGGCTTTTCGCCCAGTTTAATAATCTCATCTTTTATTATCTTTGCTTCATGCGTGGGTAACCAATGCCGTATATGTGGTGTTAATTCGCAAACTTTAAATATATTTTTTATCATTCCTTTTTGTAGGTCACCACTATCAAACCATCTAAAATAATTTGTATCATTTTCTAAGGCTTGAATTTGGATTAACTTAACCATAGCTTCCACCCATTGCGGGTTATTTATATTATTTAATTTACGGGTTGCCGTGTTGCGGTACTTCTTATATAAATAGTTTCCTCTTCTTGCATAACATTTATTACAAACACTGCCTTCAATCTTTGCCAACTTTGAACCAGTGACACAATCAAAAGCCGATAAGGAATAACTACCACATGGCATTTTGTTTGCCTTGCTAAGATTCCCGCCGACAATTTCTACAGCTTCTATCTTTTTGATTTTAACCTCCTTGAGCTTTCCGCCCAGTTACTCAAAATATATCTATATCTCAAATTTGAAAAAAAAATAATTTTGTATAGCTGTTTAACTTGCTACTAAAAAACAAAAGAATATTTTTAAATTTAAGGTTCATATTTTTAAGTATATTAGACGTTTAAAAAATGATGTCATGCTTAAGTGGTGCACCGTGCTATATTGGGCAAAATAAATCCTTGCATCTTAAACTGGTTCCTATAATATATGAAGTATGAATAAGCGATGCGACAACTGGCACCCCCTTGGCGGATGTGACCATGCTGAAATTAAAGCGGTTGATAACTTAAGCTCATACAGTATTCAAAGATAGACTGAACCCCACGGGACAACGTGGCTAAATAAAAACTAAAATTTCTTTTAACTTAATTATCTATTTAAGGAGGTACTAAAAATGGATAACGTAATTTATATAAATAACCCTAATCAGTCTAACTATGGTGAAGCTGATTTTACTTGTTCAATGATGCAAGGAGGGTATCAAAATAATTTTAGTCAATGGGTTCAAGCCCCTGAATCATTCTTTATTGTTAGGGATGATAACGGTACAGCTTTTAAACCCGTAGGCAAGGATTATCAATTGGTGCAACACCCTGAAGCATTTAAAACGGCGGATAAAATCATTTCTCAAAGTGGTTTAGATACTACTGACATGACCAAAGAATTTAAAACCAGTCATGACGGTGCAAGGGCTTA